TGAGCAACTAAACCCATATATATCTTCAGCTAAAGGATCAATATAATATTTTTGATAGGCATTTTTAGCCCCCAATATCAAACCAGCAGCAGGGTATACACTTAAAGAAGAACCTATAACAATTAAAATATCTGTTTGGGATATTATATGTTGTGCTTCTTTAAATTTATAGGGCATTTCACCAAACATTACAACATTATGTCTTAATTGTATATTTGATTTATGATGTTTATCCCCAATGTTTATATCAGTATTACATTCCATAACATGGTGGTGATTCAAATCACAAGATTCGAATATATTTCCATGTATGTGAATTACATTTGTTGAACCTGCTTGTTCGTGTAATTCGTCTATATTTGTAGTAATAATATTAACATTAAATCTATTCTCTAGATTAGCTACATCTACATGACATGAATTTGGTTTACATATTTCAATTTCCTGCCTAACTAGATTAAAAAATTCAAGACTTTTATCTATATTTTGTGGCCAAGATCTAATATTACATACAACATCTGGGTCATATTGGGACCAAATATTATTTTCTCCAGTACGAAATGTTGGGATACCACTTTCCTCAGATATACCAGCACCTGAAAATATAGTTAGGTTTTTCATTTATTCTCCTAGGTTTAAATTAGTATGGTTATGGATTTGTTTGCGAAAATCATCACTTGTAATATACATATGAATTGCTCTTTCGGATAATTTTTGGAAACTAAATTTTCTCTTAATACACTCAACACGGAATAATTCAAATAATTCCTTGTCTAATTTTACACTTGTCAACTGTTGATTTTTTTCACTCATTTTATTTATATTTTTTGGTTATATATAAATATATGTAGTTTTTAGTAAGTCGCAGAACAATGATGTGTTTTGTGGAAAGGACACCATCTACAATTATTATTTTGTTTTGGCTGCAAATCCACTTTTTTATATCCACTTAAATCAAATGCACCTTCAACAAATGAATTAATAGATACCGTTGCTCTATTTACTTTAGTTTTTCCAGATGGTGGAGCGAATTTTTGAATACGTCTAATTGTAAAGTCTTCACTTTCAAACAATTTACGTTTAACAATGAAGAATTCTATTTCAATATTGTCTATAGGGAAATTAAATATTTCACTGAAGTATTTTTTATATAGGAGGAGTTGATATTGTTTATTCTCATCTTTTTTCTCCTTGTCTCTCCAACCATTACCACTAGTTTTGATATCAATAATTTTAATTGTATTAGTTGGTTCGTGATATAGTACAACGTCTAAATAACCTTGATATACTACATTAGGTAAATTTGGATTTGGGTTTATGGTTAAAGGAATTTCACATCCAACTAAATACCATCCTCTTTTGGAGAAATGTTTGGTTTTATTTTTAGCAAAATCTCTAATTATTTCAATTCCATCATCAAAGAATTCTCTCAATTCTTCTGGTTTAGAAAAATGTTGGTTACCATTTTTTTTATATTGAGCTTTATATTCATTCCTTAATGTTTCTTCAAACATATCAGATGTATTAATTTTATCAGCTTCAACCATACTACTTTCATACATTACTGTAAGGTAATTTTGTATGACTTCATGTATAGCTGTACCAAAAACAGTATGGATTGTAGATGTGAATTGTTTTTGACCTTCTTTATATTGAAGTGACCATTTTTTAGGACAATCATTAAACATTGAAAGTTGAGAATACGATACTAGTTTTTCCGTAGCCCAATCTATTTCACGTTTTGGATGATTACGAATGTCCTTTACAATTTGGGGAATTTTTTTCTTTGCCATAATGGGAATATACAAAAAAAGCCTGGCAAAGCCAAGCTATTTTTAATAAAATAAAACCACCCTGGTAGCGATACTAGAGGTGGTTTCGCCGTTACGGTTTGGTAACGGTCCTAACTGTCTTTATTTATATTTCTATTTCTGGAGTTTCTTCAGATCCACCAACAATAGCTTCATAATCAACCATTCCTAAACATTCTCCACCTCTACTCAAATCAATTAACCTTTCAGCTACATTATGTAAATCCATATCTGTTTTTGCATCCTCACGAGAATATTCTAGTAAACGAATAAGTAATGGAACGTCAAGTTTAATTTCGTCTGTTGGGTTTTCATTTACTTCTTCAGATACTGGGGTTTCCTCTTCTTTAAGATGAGTTTTATTAACATAATGATCAAAAGCCATTTCATAGTTTGTTTTTTCACGTTCTATGAATGGGTTATTGATAGCTCCGAATCCAACGAAGTTTTCTTTTAATGATTTTTTCTTCTTTGGTGTTATTGCTTCAGTAACAGGTACACCTGCTAATTCTTGCATTCTTTTAAATTCGTTGCTCATGATTTTTATTATAAATATGATTAAATTTTAAATTCTTGTAATTTACGTTCAACGTCTCTTAAAGCAGCCGATATTTCATATGATTGATTTTCCATAGCTAGTTTCTTTAATGAGACTATTTCTGACAGTATTTCAGTATGTAATGTTTCCATTTTCTGAAGGTATAAAATACCATCCATTAATTCTTCTCTCAAATGAGTTACATAGTCTGGGAATGTAAGGTCTTCACGATCTAGTCCAACTCCATATTTTTTCTTTCCGAATCTAGCTCTATCTATAAATTTGTCTACAACAGAATCTACAATAGAATCTGTTACAGGTATAATTCTTTTTCCCTCTAAAATTCCTTCAAAAGCGTCTTTCGTTTTCATTAACTTTTTATTAATTTTTTTATTTCTTTTTCATCAACCCCCATAGAATCCAATATCCCAGATACACCTACAGGTCTTAAAATATCAATATATTCCTCGGCTTCACCTAAACTACATTCAAAATATTTAGCTATATATTCAGCTAATTCTACATTAGGTTTCTTCTTTTTAGAACCTATATATTTTAAAAAAACTTTCTTCTTTGGAATCATCTCTAGGTAAATGGAATAAATTTGTTTTTTATTATCGTATGGTATTTTTTGAACATAATTGACTAACTCAATATATTCTGGTTGCATTGATACATATTTATTAATCATGAAAACATTAAATGTTTTCCAATCTTCCTCGTCAAAACTATTAGAGGGTGATTTTTTGAGAGTAATCTCATCCAACCACCCAAATAATGTTTTTGGTTTTTTTACAGACATTAAATTGAAATATCACTATATTCGTCTCTCAATTCTGGTGGGAGAGAATGTAATATAATTTTTTTACTTTCTAAATCATAGAATACAGGGATTGGAATGATTCCGTCCTCAGTAGTTCCTGTTATGAATTTAGATACGTTACGTAATACGAACGCTTGTCCGAATAATTTCCCACCATCAAAACCTTCCATAGAAGTAGTAGTTGATAGATCAATTTGGGGTTGTTGTGTGCTTTGCATATTTATTTGTTTTTATAGGATTTCAATTATTTTTTGTATACAACTCATAAAGCATATCTCTTTATCTATAAGTGTTGTGCTCTGAAACATACTATCATTAACTATAATAGTAACCATTCCTTCTCTTCCATCAGCAAATTTATTTGATTCGTCATATAGTTTTTTATATAAACCTTCAAAATCTGTTATATCACCATCAGCAACTAATTGTCTAATTGTTGTAAATGATTTTTTACTTTTATTTTGTAACTCTAATATAATTGTATCTTCCACATCACCATTATTAGTTAATGTGGTAGGCAACACGAATTTATCGTCTATAATACATTTCTGTATGTTATTAATAGTACGTCGTATATCCGGATAATAAGCGTTGATTATGGGCACTAAATCATTAATTTCATACTCAACACCTTCATTTTTAAGTATATTAACTAAATGTTTACATACTGCTTTCTTTGATGGTGGTTTTAAATTATAATCTTCTAAACGTGAACGAAGTGGTTCAATTAATCTTTCAGCATAATTTCCAGTTAGTATAAATCTAGTATTTAAACTATATGTTTCTATCATATTTAAAAGTAAAACCTGACTGGATTGGAGCATATGAGTTGCTTCGTCTAGGATTACCACTTTAGGGCATGGTTTGAACGACATAACGGAGACGAATGGGAGGATTTCATTTCTAATATCATCCATACCACGTTTATCAGTTGCATTGATGTATAGATAATCACAATCTATATTTTTGACTAAGATTTTTGCTAGAGTAGATTTTCCCGAACCAGGACGACCATATAAAAATAGATGTGGGATATTTTGTTCTTCAATCCAACCTTCTATTTTTTGTTTAAATGAATCTTCACATACATAACCATCGAGAGTTGATGGCCTATATTTTTCATTCATTATATAATGTTCTTTTTGCATAACTCTTATTTTATTGGAATATACAAAAAAAGCCTGGCAAAGCCAAGCTATTTTATTAAGTTTAATTTGATTTTATTTTTTTATACCTGCTAATTTTTGCATACGCAAATATTCTTCATTCACGGATTCTTGAATAGGAGCCTCTGCTTTTTTAGAATATGGTGCAAATGTTACCATTAAATCTCTCTTAACAGTATTGTCTTTTACTTTATTAATTGTAATTACGTTATTTGAATATTCGAAATTTTTATCGTATGTATTTTTCAAACGAGTGATTAACGCATTAATTTCTTTCTTTTTACCTTTAAGTTTTTCTGGGTCTAAAGTTACTTTAAATGTAACTCCACTAGGTTCTTCTGTTTTGGATATTGGAGTTTCACCTTTCTTCAAATCTCTAACTTTAGGTTCGGCTTTTATAATACTATATCTCACATCAGCATTATCCATTATAGTTTTAATAACTTTATCTAAATATGCTCTAGAGCTAAATGGACTTTCGTCTTGTGGGAATGTAATTTCATCTCCATCAATTTTATAATGAACACCTTGTTCCAATTTCCCAGAATATTTTTTAAGATTGTCCGGAGTTTTCATTGGGAAATAATTTGATCCTGAATAGTGTCCAGATTTACCTAGTATCATTTTAGGTAATTGTTTACCAGGTAATGAAAATAGATATGTCATTATATCACCTTCTCCACCCTCAGCTTTCCATTTCTCAAA